GAAAAAGCTTGATAGGTATTACAAAGGCCAGAATGAGGGCATTCTACAGCCACAGTCACGGCGCATTGAAACTGGCAAGTCAGACCATCGAGCTGTTCATTCATTCGGTAAGTACATTGCTGACTTCCAGACGGCATATTCTGTTGGCAATCCGGTTAATGTGAAGCTTGATGATGACGATCAGCGGCTTGATCAGATTACACGAGTGAACGATCTGGACGCGCTCAACTATGATCTGTTCCTTGACATGACGCGATATGGACGTGCATACGAGTATGTCTACTACGGTAGTGACTCAATCGAGCACTGTGTCCGTTTAGATCCGCTTGACACGTTCGTCATCTACTCACTTGATGTTGATCCGCAACCAATCATGGCTGTTCGCTATCACTCGGTGGAGTTGGTTGACGATAACAACAAGACGATTATTGACATCATCCCCGAAACATGGACAGCTACAGAGCATGACGTTTATAAGCCGACCACGGTTGGGGGTGCAATGTACTTGGATCACAGTGAAATCATTCGTGTGTTCCCTGTTGTTGAGTATGACAACAACCGATTCCGAACTGGAGACTTTGAGCATGTGATCTCACTGATTGACCTTTACGATTCAGCGCAATCTGATACTGCTAACTACATGACAGACCTCAATGACGCACTACTAGTCATTAGCGGTGATATTGACGCTTTATTCAACGGTAGCACGCTTATGAGTGGTGTTGACCCTAACGACCCTGAAGCGATGAAAAATCTCGCACAGGACAAACTAGAGCTTATCAAAGAACAGAAAGACGCCAACATGCTGTTGCTCAAGTCTCGAATGACAGCAACCGGTCAGCAGACTAGCGTTGATGCAAAGTATATCAATAAGGCATATGACGTTAGTGGCACCGAAGCATACAAGAAACGCGTTGCCGAAGACATTCACAAGTTCAGCCACACACCAGACCTGACCGACAGTAACTTTGCGTCTAACGTGTCTGGTGTTGCAATGAAATACAAGCTGCTTGGCACTGTCGAATTGGCAGCAGTCAAGCGAAGAATGTTTGAGAAGTCACTGTACCAACGATACTCAATCATCTATGCACTCGATCAAAGCGTGTCAGGTGGCATGAAAACTGATCCTAACACGATTCAATTTACGTTCCGTGACAACTTGCCAACAGACGACATCACGCAAATTCAGGCGCTTGTTGCCGCGGGTGCGACACTGCCACAAGAATACTTGTACAGATTTGCACCAGGCGTCACTGATCCACAAGAGATCACTGACATGATTGCCAAACAACGAGCAGACAGTGAGTACAGCGAGGATTTGACGAACAATGACGAAAACACCGAAGGAACGGATCAAAGCGTTCGCGGACAAACAGGACAAGCAACACCGCCAGATAGCGAGTGACGTTGCCAAATATACTGCCGCGTTCATGGCCTTCTGGTATGCATTTAATGAGAAGCACGAGAACTACACACACGCTGACGACTCACGGTATTACGACCCTGAACTGAAAGAACAAATCGACAGGGACGCACGAGAATCCGGAGTTCAGCAGAAATCAGTTGCCAACAACGATGAACTACTATCATATGCGGCCTATGTTTACGCAACCGCGGTGGCCATTAAGGTTGCCGATTACATCGGTACCACTCTTGGCGATTTGGCAAAGCAGACTGCCAAGCTGGGATCATCAATTTACGGAAAGCATATCAAAGCGGATTTATCAGCAATCAACAAGATGTTCGATGGTGCGACATGGAGCGACCGCATTTGGTCGAATCAAGACGCCTTGCGTAGTGATCTCAAAAAGATGATGAAGAATGCACTGCTGACACATAGCAACCCAATCACGCAAAGCCCAGCACTTCGTAAGAAGTTCGGTGTCATGAAGTATCAGTCAGACCGTATCATTCGAACCGAGAGCGATCGCGTCATGGCACATCAAAGTATTGTCAACGCTCGTGAAGCTGGATATAAAAAGGTTGTTTGGGTCATCAACTCAGGTGCTTGTGACATATGCAAGCAACACAACGGTGATGTTTACACGTTGAAACAAGCTGAGGGTATGATACCTGCTCACCCCAACTGTCTTTGCTCATGGGCTGCGTATGATTCCGGTGATGAAGATGACGATGATTAGGAGGAAATTATGAAACTACCAGAAATTGAAATCGACAATCAGATGCTGGTCAGCACGATTAAGAGTATCGCCAAGGATTTGAACCCTGATGATGTCATTAAGATTGAAATTGATGTCAGCAATAAGGAAAATTGTAGGGACACAATCATCAAAATCAGAACTGAGCCAAAAAGTGAAGAGGGATTATTGCAACATCACTTTGAAACTGGCCAGAAGCTTAACATCTCATTTTCCTAATCTCGTGACCTAAGCATGTCCCTAAACTACTCAAAAATAATAGCGTGAAGTGATAGACGTGTGATCGTGGCTGGGTCTTATGGCGTGGCTGGGATCATTTGGCACGTCTATTTGTTTTGGGCTAAACAGGAGGAACCATCATGGCAGAAGATACACAAACTCAAGAAGAAGTCGAGACAACTGAAACCACCAGTCAGGCACCAACCACATATACGCAGGCTCAGCTTGACAGCGAGGCCGATAGACGCGCAGCTAAGGCGCTGGAAACAGCCAGGGCTAAGTGGGAAGCAGAACAGGCTAAGGCGCTTGAGGAAGCCAAGAGTGAAGGCGCACGGCTTGCTAAGATGACCGAAGATGAAAAGGCCAAAGAGCTTGAGAAACAGCGACAGGCAGAACTAGACAAGCGTGAAGCTGAACTGAATCAGCGCGAATTATCAACAAGTACCAAGTCACTATTGGTTGATAAAGGACTGCCAACTGATTTTGCTGACTCTCTGGTTGCTTTGGGTGATGCTGACAAGATCAAGACGGCTGTTGAGAATATTCAGAAGACAATTCAAGAGACGGTAAACAAGCAGGTTGAATCTAAGCTGCAAACGGATCCGCCTAAAAATGGTGCTTCTGCCCTTGATGGTGCTGACGATCCATTCAAGAAAATCATGGCACAATACAAGAAAAAATAGGAGGTAGCTAATCATGGCTACAGAAAACAACAATTTACCAGTACGTACGTACCAAAAGCAGTTTATTGGCTTGATGCAAACCGTCTTCGGCGTGCAAAGCACATTCACCCCAACGTTTGGTGGTTTGCAAGCACTCGATGGCATTCAAAACAACGCGATCGCATTCAGTGTTAAGGCAAATGATGTGCCTGTTGCTGTTGGCAACTACAACACCGAGCCTAACGTTGCGTTTGGCACTGGCACCAGCAATTCAAATCGCTTCGGGCCAATGAAAGAGATCATCTACAGTGACATTGATGTACCATATTCCTTCGGCTGGAGTTTCAACGAAGGTATCGACCAGCTCACTGTCAACAACGATCTGGATGCTGCAGTGGCTGACCGCCTGAACTTACAAGCACAGGCCAAGACACGGCTGTTCAACGGCAAACTAGGTGCTTACTTGGCTGATAGTGCTGCGGCTGACCTTGGTGCGGTTGATGATGTCAACAAGGTGTTTGAGGAAGCTTCCGAACGCTACACCGACCTTGAAGTCGTTGTCCCAGTTCGTGCATACGTTACTGCCGAAGTTTACAACGCAATCATCGACCACCAGCTGGTAACTAGCGCCAAGGGTTCTGCTGTGAACATCGATGAAAACGGCATCCTGCGTTTCCGCGACATTGTTATCACCAAGACGCCTACGCGCTACATGGCTGGCAAGTCTATCATCTTCGCACCTGATAACATCGGCCGTGCATTCACTGGTATTAACGTTGTTCGGACGATTCAATCCGAGAACTTTGCGGGCGTTGCTTTGCAGGGTGCTGGTAAGGCGGGTCAGTGGATCAGCGATGACAACCGGCAGGCAATCTTCACTGCTGGGACGTCAGCAACTACTACGACCTCGACTTTGAAACCCGCCACTACGACTACCACATCGCACGCTTAATTGATTGATATAAGTCGCCTATCGAAATAGGACAGTACGGGAAACCGGGCGGCTGATTGGAGGACAGAATGAAGCTTATTTTGTGTCAGCCCGCTATCAAGCGTTTTGAGTGGGAATTAGAAGTCTGCCTAACAAATCTGCAAAGTGTCGGGTTTGACATGAAAGATGTCGTTTTGCTCTTCACTGTGCATGATTCTAAGGCGCCTGAAACGCTTGCTGATAAATATGGTGTAGAAGTACACACGTATACCGACAAGCGCTCAGACAAGCAATATATCCCGTCTGTGAAGCCTTGGCTTTGGTGGCAATATCTCGCTGAAGACCCCGAACGTGAGAATGAGGACTATTTCTACTTTGATAGTGACGTCATCTTCCGTAAACGGCCAGACTTCCGCAAGCTAAAAGCAAAGCCTGATCGCTGGTTGTGTAGCAATACTCTCA